ACTTCTGCAACTAATCCTGCATATACTTTGACAGGAACTTACCTTGCGGCCCACACTCCTGTCGCAGGAGCGGTTGGTGAACTCGCAATGACATCAGTTACATTTACTGGTGGAACTATCGCTAAGGCAACATCGTAAGAACAATCAGGAAAGAGCAGCGAAACATGAAAATCAAAATGGCAGTTACCTTCAACGATGGCGTCGTAAAAGACATCACCGCAACGTTTGCCGACTTTGTTGGCTTTGAACGCACATGGAACAGAAGCGTCACAAAGTTTGAAACAGAGTTGCGCCTCACTGACCTCGCATGGTTGGCATGGCACGCAGAGAAGCGTCACAATCCACAGATCAAACCGTTTGACCCTGATTGGGTTGGCACGATTGATGAAGTAAACATCAACAACGATGTTGCCGTTGAGGGCGAAACCCCTTTAGCCAAGGAAGCGCACACTGGCTGATCTCGTTCTTGGCTATTGAATCGGGGATCGCACCATCACAACTTTTGATGGAAGATGAAACGATCCTTGAAACGATGCTCCAAGTTGTGAAGTGGCGCGCTAAACAGCAACACGCAAAGCGATAGATTTGAGTCATGGCTGATTTTTCATTCAACATTGATGCATCCGCCTTCAAACCTGTTTTGCAGGAGTTGCGTTACATGGACAAAGAGATGTACAAAGCCACTGAAGCAGGGCTGAAGAAGGCTGCCAATCCGCTTGTGATGAAAGTGAAGGCGGCTTTCCCAAGCAGGACGCTTCGTGGCTTGATGATTCTTTCTACGAAAACAAAACGCAGTCATGGCCCATACCCTGTTTATTCTGCAGGCAAAGTACGCACTGCAGTCAAACCGAAGGTTGGTGGACGCAAGAACAGTTTCACTGGAGCGTTCCCTGTCTTGCGAATCACACAACGCAATGGTGCGGCCATGATCTATGACATGGCAAAGCATGACAACGCACCAAACGGGACTCTTGTAAAAAACTTGAACAGGAAGCACGGCAAGAACGCTTCACGAACAATGTGGCCGACTGTGCGTGCAAACATCAAGATGGTTGAAGCAGACCTGCGTGCAGAGATTGCAAAAGCAGAACAAATAGTTTCAGCAAAACTTGGTGCCTCTGGTGGCGTTTCGCAGTATCAAGCATCAAGCGCAAGAGCATCAACACAAGGCCGGCATTCAAGCGGAAGGTTTGGAAGCAGATAATGGCAATCAACATTCCACTGATCACTACTTTTGACAGTAAAGGTATCAGTAAAGCCATCCAACAATTCAAGAAACTTGAAAACGGTACGCAAAAGAGTGCGTTTGTTGTCAAGAACCTTGAAAACAACATGGGTAAAGCGTTCAAATCTCTTGCGATGGTCGGTGCAGGTGCGGCCCTTGCTGGAGGCGCAATCGCAAAAGTCCTGCTATCACAGGCTTATGAAGCGAAGAAGGTAACTGCCGAAACAAACGCAATCATCGCAGCCACTGGTGGCGCAGCGAGAATCAGCGCAGATGGCGTCGCGGCTTTATCTGAAAAACTCAGCATGCAAATCGGTGTTGATGATGAACTCATTCAGAAATCTGCAAACTTACTTCTGACCTTCAAACAAGTTCAAAATGTTCAAGGTGAAGGCAACGACATCTTTTCGCAGGCCGTCACGCTGGCGCAAGATTTGGGTTCTGTGTTTGGTTCTGCTGAATCGGCCGCGATGCAACTCGGCAAGGCCCTCAGTGACCCTGTTGCTGGTATCACTGCTTTGAGGCGTGCAGGAATTAACTTCACTGAATCACAAAAAGAAACGATCAAGAACCTTGTTGAACAAGGGGATTTGTTGGGCGCACAAAAACTCATCTTAGATGAAGTTGCATCACAGGTTGGAGGCACTGCGGCCGCATCCGCAACAGGCTTTGATCGTATGAAGGTTGCTATTGAGAATGTTGCTGAACAACTCGGCACATTGTTGTTGCCCTACTTTGAAGATCTAGCGAACTGGATAACAGAAACCGTTGTTCCTGTCATCTCAGAGTTTGCAAACATTGTTGGTGAACAGGGCTTGGGTGCGGCCATCGGGAATCTTTCTGGCAAGTTCCTTGATTGGATCGGCAACCTCAAAGGCACAGGCGAGATGATTTATTGGGTTGTTGCAGCCATCGCTGCATTGACTATCGGAATCTATGCGTTTGCTGTTGCTGAAGCAGTTGCAACGGTTGCTGTTGCAGCGTTTGGTGTTGCATGGAACGCATCTGGTATCGGTTTGATTGTTACCGTCATTGCAATGATCGTTGTCGCTATTGTTGCTATGGCAATCAAATGGCAGTGGTTGCGTGATGTTCTAAAAGATGTGTGGAACGCAATCGTTACAGGCCTGCAGGGTTATATCAATGTGATGTTGGAAGCGTGGGAGACTTTAATTAACGGCATCATTTGGGGAATCAACAAAATGATTGACGCATGGAACTTTGTCTCTTGGGGAACTGATATTGAAAAACTTGATGAAGTAAATCTCAAACTTGATATCACAGGCGCAAAGATTGACAGCGTTACCGATAAGACAAAGAGATTGAACCTTGCTTGGGGTCAATTAAGTCTTGGAGATATTACAGCACTCGGATTGCAGGCACAGTCGGACTACAAACCGCCTAGATCACTTGGCAGTGGTAGCGGTTCAAGCAAGACAATCAAAACGGCTGCAGAGTTACTCAAAGACTTCATTACTAAACTGAAGGGTTACGGTTCAGAACTGAAGGCTTTGGCATCAGCGACCAAAGAAATTGAAACAGCGAACAAAAACTTAGTCAAAGCCATCAAGGATGTTGCTTCAGCAAACGAGGGCCTGGCCTCAGCACAAAGTGCTGTTTCGGATGCGCTTGAACACTTTAATCAAGTCACTAGAGGGTACGGCGTAGGCAGTGCTCAAGCCGCAGAAGCGCAACGCAATCTTTCACAAGCGCAACGGGACGGCATCCGTGCAAACATCGGTCTAGCAAATGCGCAACAGGCCGTCGCAGAAGCACAGCAGAAGATCATTGATTTGCAAAAGGCTACAGATCCAAGAACGATTCAAGAAGCGCAAGACAACATCACAAAAGCAACATACGACCTTGCTGATGCACAGAAAGAGTTAGATCGTGCGCAACGTCGTGGCAATGTCCGTGAAATTGAAATGGCGAGCATCGCTTTGCGTGATGCACAAAACAATTTGACTGATGCCCAAACGGAACTTGCTGACGCAAATGAAGCCGCTGACCCACAAGCCCTCATTGATGCACAAGAGGAATTGACTGAGGCAGAACTTGCGGCCGAAGAAGCACGACTGGCACTAATTGAATCAACTGATGCCATAACCGAAGCACAGAACCTTTTGAACGAAGCAATCAATGGTGCAGTTGTAGGTTCTGACGCCTACAACGAAGCACTCACTTTATTGAACGAAGCACGGGCGGAGGAAGCCTCTGCAGCGCAGGCGGTCATAGATGCTATAGATCGGGAAGCGGAAGCCCGTGACAGAGTTACAGAGGCCATTGACAGGGAAGCGGAAGCGAAGCGTGAACTTGCCGAAGCAGAAAAGGAACTAAACACTGCTCGTGGCGGTTTGACAGCAGAACAGATCGCTTCAGCACAGGCGTCAACGGGCATCAATGCGCCAGCATTAGATTTCTCTGGCGTTGATTGGGAAGCACTAGGCAGATTGATGGGCTTGAGTGGGCGTGCGAATGGTGGATCTGTGATGGCTGGAACGCCGTACATTGTCGGAGAGCGTGGACAAGAAATGTTTGTGCCAAACAGCAACGGCAAGATCATTCCAAATCATGAGTTGTCGCAAGGCGGAATGAACATCATTGTGAATGTTGCTGGCTCAGTAACAACAGAACGCCAACTCGTTGAACAAATCCGTGTCGGTTTGTTAAAAGCACAGAAATCTGGAAGAGCAATGGTTCTATGAGCCTGCCAAATATCACTGTTTCTATTAGACCCGATAGTTCATTCATTGCTACTGGTAACGCAGTGCTCGGGACAAGTCTTTTAGGCACAATGATTCTTGGGCCGGCGGCTAACGCAATGGTGGATTTGACTGGCACAGTCACCGATGTCAGCATCAAACGCGGAAGAACTCGTGTCACAGACTCTTTTGAGACAGGTACTGCATCTGTCACTGTCATTGACACAACAGGGCAATTCAATCCAGATAACACTTCTTCAAACCTGTATCCGTATGTTTTGCCTTTGCGTCAGTTCCGCATCTCTGCTGTTGTAAACGGCCTTCTCATCCAGTTGTTCAACGGATATGTGAGTAAGTTTACCTACAACTACGAAGTCGGGGCAAACATCACCTATGTCACGATTGAAGCAGAAGATGCGTTTCGCCTTCTTGGTTTAGCGAATGTTGAAATCATTACTGGCGCAACCTTCAACGAAGCAACAGGAACACGCATTGGCCATATCTTGACGCAACTCAATGTCCCAAACACATTGCGCACTATTTCAACTGGACAATCTACTTGTTGGTATGACCCTGAGACTGTGCGTTCTGCTTTGGAAGCAATCCAGCAGGTAGAGGCGACAGAGTTGGGTGCTTTCTATGTTGATAGTGATGGCAAATACACATTCAAAAGCCGTCACGAAATCCAACAGTTAGCATCAGGTCTAGTAAACACTCCGCTTGTATTCAATGAAACAACAGGTTTGCGCTACCGCCAAGTTCAAGTTGGCTTTGATGATCAAGCCATTTACAACAGTGTTACCGTTCAAGGTGAAGGCATTGTTGACGCTTCGGTGTCCGACGCTACAAGCATTTCAAATTACTTTACTAGGAGTTATGTTCGTGGCGGTTCCCTGATCACAACAGACGCAGAAGCAACATCGCAGGCAACACTGTTGCTGAACTCACGCAAAGATCCGTCATTGACGCTTGACTCAATCCAGTGCCAGCCTTTGGCGATGACGGACGCAGAAGCGTATTCCGTAATCAATGCGGATGTCCTTGACCCTGTGACGCTGACTAAATCGTATGCATCAGGCTCATTGACGCGCACACTTACGATTCAAGGCATAGATCACAGCATTAGACCTGATACATGGGATGTTACATTTGCGTTAGCAGAACCTGTTGGTGGCGATGCTTTGGTACTTGACTCAACTACTGCAGCGATACTTGATACAAATGTGCTCTCTTACTAAGGAAACAACATGGCCTACACAACACTGAGCGTCGCATATGTCAACGGAGATGTTTTCTCGGCCGGCGACATCAACAATACAAACACAGTTGCTAACGCTTTGAGCAACGGTACAAACCAAGCACTGATTGCGGCCAAGGGTGACATCCTCACAGGTAGTGCAACAGCAAACGCATTAGTCAAAACAACTGTTGGCTCAAACAACACTGTGCTTTATGCCAACAGTGCAGCAGCAAGCGGTGGTGGCGTTTCGTGGGGTTTAATAACATCAGCAATGATCACTGATGCCACGATTACTGGCACAGACATCGCGTCAGGAACAATCACATCTTCAAACATTCTTGATGCAACTATCACTGGAACAGACATTGCAGTAGGCACAATCACATCGTCAAACATCCTTGACGGAACAATCACAACCGATGACATCAGTGCTTCTGCTGCTATCTCCTACACAAAACTTGCAGGCGTTTACAACAATGCAGGTTCAACAAACCCAAAAATAACTATCTCAACATCTAGTGGTTCTGGTCAGGCTGGAAGCACTGGCGACATCTGGTTCCAATACTGATGGCAGGAATGTGGGTACATAACGGCGCAGGCTTCCAACCTGTCTCTGCTTCACAAGCACCC